TCATATTATAGCATGTTTTTGTATATACTATAAATATGGGTTCTTATAGTTTTCCGTAATCCAAACCCCAACTAGCCTTAACAGGGAAACCACTTCCTTCAATGATTTCCTTCAATCCTCTAATCAAACTCTTATCAATATCAGTCGGAACATCAAAAAGAAACGAGTCATAGGTATATAAACAAAAGTTAATACCACTTCCCTTTATGTAATCCAATATCTTTCTCATAACCTCAATGTTCATCTCAGTCTCAACGGCTTGTAGGAGATAGTTAAATACCTTTTGTGCATTTGGTTGTTCTATCCAGCTCAATGGGATTTCTCTATGTGGTGTTTGTAGATATCCATTCTTTTGTGTTTCAATCCATAAGGTATCAATGTAATCAGCTACCGCATTAAGATATGGAATTTGTCTAAAATCATCATCAATACCACCATATAATAAACGGAACGTAATTCCCTTTCCCTCATTCACATCACATCCATATTGTTCAGCTAACCACTCATGCACATTACCTTCCGGCATATGGAACTTAATCAACTTACCAATTAGTCTTGGGTGATATGCGTTATAATCCATTTGTAGGAATATTCCATCCGAAACGAAACATTCTCTACTACCATCCGTTTTATTGAGGGCGGCATAGTTCACACCACCATGTCTATTGGATGGTCTACCGGTTACCGTAAATGGATTATACTCCGTAAACACTAAATTATCGGGTGAAAGCTGTTTGGAAGCTTGAGGCCATCTATCAATGAATTTTTCCCTAACGACACGAATTCCGAATTGTTCAATATCTGAAAGGGTAGGTATAAACACTTCGTTGTACCACTTAAGAGTAGTAGTGTAAGGTTCATTATGGAAATACTTGTCAAATTGCGGTTCTATTGCTTCTACAATCTTCATTAGAGGAAGGGATTGTATCAAGTCATCTCTATACCCTTTGTGAGTTAGGGTTGAAAGGAGAGGATTTAAAGGGGCTTCATAATCAATTACCTTTGCTTCCTTTCTAAAGTATGCTGAATCTACATCGTATAGATTTACCGAAACATTAAGAGTATGTAATATCTTCTTTTTTTGGAATATCCACTTTTGTCCGTTGGTATTAAGTATGGTCTCTATTTGCTCATTACTTAACGCAAGAGCGTCTGTATGTTTATGTGGTAGAATGTACAAACCATCGGAACATCGTACAACTACGAGCGAAAGAGAAGTGTTTAAAGGATGCTTACTATTATCTACCCACATAGGATACCAAATAGATACTTCCATTTCCAGCTTTTCTTTTAATTGATTAATTTCCTCAATAGACTCAACAATATTCATAAGTACAAAGATACAAAAAAAATCCCAAACTACCAAATTAATGTAGAATGGGATTTTGGTGGAGATGAGGGGAATCGAACCCCTGTCTTACAAAGTAATCATAATACCAGCATATCACACGTTTAGGTAAAGTTTAATCTTATTCACTTTCCAAAATAATTGGGGCCGTATGGTTAGTACAGCTTTCCACCAACCTATCAGTTTTTAAGAGCCGATAGGTAGAGCTCCTTTTTGTTCACTTCTATTTAAATGTTCCACGAGTGATGCGGAATGAACTAAGCAGCGTATGCGTACTCAGAAGCCCCAATGAATTCCATCATAGAATCAAAGGTCATAGTTGACATTTCGTCAGTTGTTTGTTTGCGCAGATTTAAAGAGCTCTAGCACATCTCTCTACGTGTGGTACTACCATTCTCATTGCAATCAAGTCCATGGCATCCCCATTATATAATGTAAATATACGAAATTAATTTGAAACTACCAAATTATTGTTTAGAAAATTGTAAAGTATTTGGAAGATATTTATACAAATTACGCATATCCACACATCCTAATTTTATTGATTTTAAATTTGATTGGGATATTTCATCATTACTACCAACCAATCTCCATACTATACTTGCTGCAGTAAAAAATGGATTTACTAAATATGATACATATTGATTTCTACTTATTTCAAAAATAGGTGCTGCGTTATCATTTGATTTTTGTATAAAATACCTGTCAATATATCCTCTTTGATAATCGTTATCATCTGGAGTTGGTACAAATGTTTCAATTTCTTTTACTTTAAACAAATGCCCATTTGTTATTATACTACTATATCTATCTGTATCAATTGCCATATTACTTTCTTTTCTTTGGTGCTACCGTATTAACTACTAAGTTTGTAATGCTCTAAATGCTCCTGTTATAGTAGTTGTCCATAGCATATCAGTTAAACTATGTTCTATTTGTTGAACTTGAAATATTCCATTTTTAGCATATTTATCTGGAATTCCTGTTATTTTAAACGTATCTCCAAATCTAACTCCGCTTATTCCCAATGTTTTAAATGTATAGTGTATTGGTAATGGGTGTGATAATCCACCTTTTTTTGCAAAGTAATCATTTTTTATTCTATCTAAAAATGAAGTATCATCAAAAGTATAAATACGAAATCTTTCACTAAATGTTTTATCATCATTAAGTCCATCTGCAGCTGTCATATTTTCAGGAATACCAGATAATTCAGGATTTGGTACTATTTCTATTTTTGCCAAATTACTACTAATTTGTGATTTTTTAGCAGCCACAGTATCTTGATAAGCTTTTTCACTATCTACTTTGGCTTTTGCAATATCTTTATCCAATTGTACCCCAGCTGCCCACTTTGCATTATATTGATTTTGTAAGTTTGTTTTAGCTGCACCAGTTGCAAGTTGTATTTGTGCATTAAGATTAGCTAAATCTATATCATTTTGTTTTTTGGCATCTCTAGCCAATCTTAATCTTTGTTTTGCGGCATCTTGTGGTGAAAGTGGTTTAGCGGCTGCTGCAGCTAACTGAGCTGCAGCTTGTGCATTTGCTATTTGTTTTGATGTTAGTGGGTTGGCTAATAACTTTGGGTCTTTTGAAAATAAATCTGCTTCCGATGCAAAAAATCCACCTGTACTTAGATACGGCATACTTGGTTGAGTTACTCTCCCTAATCTTTGAGAAACTATTTGGGCGGCCATTTCCGATGGAATTGATAAATCTAATGTTGATTCTAAAAAAGGACAAAGATTTCCGCTATGGGAAAAATATTCATCATTTGGTTCTGTTTTTTTACCAACCCAATTTTCATCAACTACAGTTATTATAATATCACCTTTTGTTATTCCAAGAGCTTTATTATCAGCCTCCGCTTGAGTTTCAACCAATTGAAAATTCCAAAAATTATTTACTGCCGAAGACATTTCATTTAATATATCTAATAATACTTCTCTTATTGTTTTATTTGGTTGATTTAACTTTTCTACAAACATATCAAAGTTTACATAAAGATTTCTTAAATATCCCCAAAAAAATGGTGCTTCTTTTATTTTTTTATTAGGTGTGTTTATATTCAATGATGTTGATTGCACAAAACTTCTTTTATTAATAGAATTATCTATTGGTAGTGCATCCGAAAGTCCAGCAACTGCCAATACACCTTTTTCTTTTTGTGTTATTTCACCTCTATTCCAAAAATATTGTCTAAAATCAGGAAGTTCTCCAGGTATAATTAATGCAGATGATTTAGTTGAAAACATATATCTAAATGCTCCAATTGCTGCTGTTTTTATATTAATACGAGCTTTTACACTTTTGTCACCAAATTTATATTCATCCAAACCACCATTTCTATTTAAAATTTCAACGGCCAAATCCATTGTAATATAGTTGTGAGGTGACCAAAGTTTTTCTTTTGGAATATCTTGTCCTGCAACGTCTACAGTAGGTCCACTTCCCTTTTCTCCAAATAATGGTCTATCAAATGACCAAAACCCACCATTTGAATCAGTTACCATAGCATCTGTTACAGCCTTATCCATATTTATAAAATCATATGCACTTGTGGAGGTTGCATAATCAATTACATGCTGTATTTGTCTATGCGATGGTAATTGATTATACATATTGTTCCAAGTTCTTGCATTTGTATCAGTATTAGTGCTATCTAAAAGTTCAGGTTCATATGGTGGAACTTTTGCAGCTTGGCCAACATTAAATATTGTACCAGCCTTATCCTTTAATTGTATATGTTGTTGAGATTGTAAATATGTTGGTAGTCCTGGCGCTCCTCTTAATTTAACATTTACATTAAATTGCTCACCTTCATTAGTAACATTACCGCCAACTATAAATCCAAAAAATGTATCATATTCTCCACCCGAATCCACTCTTAACTTATTGAGTGTATCATAATTCAAATTTCTTTCTGTTGCTTGTTTTACTATATTTGCAGGTCCTGCGGCATCCATCATTTTTATACCACCATTATCAGTATTCCATCCCCATTCTACACAAATTGTATATCCCGGTTCTAAAAAATATTTTTGAATTGCTTCCATTTGTTGTAATGAAAAACATTTAATTCCTAAAGTTGCTTCTTTTGATATTTGGTCTTTTCCTTCCTTTACTTCAAATGATATTATTCCGGGAGATGGACGTAATCCTCTATCAGTACCACCAGCAACAGGAGCGCCAGACCAATTATACCCAATAGTACCAACAGAAGTTGGAGAACCATATACAGATGCTCCCTGTCCAGCTGCTTTAAATAACTCAAAATTATTATTTGAACTTAATATCAATCCATTACCAGCTCCAGCAAATACTCGCATCCAAACATTAAGTTTTGATGATTGGATAGTATTAGCTCTACTTCTAATTTTGTTTGCAATCTTTGAATCTATATTTGATAAATGAGGCCACATTATTTTGTAAAATTTCTTATTATTTCTAAATAGTTTTGGGGTATTCTTAATATAGTACCTTCGGTTAATGAAAATACTGCATTATGTATATTATTCGCAGATGCTATAATCCACCAATACGATGAATCATTATAAAACTGATGCGAAAGTGTATCAAATCTGTCACCAGTTTCAGTTGCTACATATACATCATCATCTCTCAATGGTATGTTTGGATATATAGTTGGTCTATATACATTTCTACCATCAATTGTTTTTTTAGTTTCATTATTATCGTATCTACCTATCATAGTTTATTTTTTAATTCCATTATTATTGTACATAGTTTATTTCTGCCTATTGGGCCCAGTAAAGTTTTTTATGGATATCGTACTTGGGGTTTTAAATATATTTGTTGGAGTACGTTCTAACAAGGAAATATGTTCACTGCCCCATGCTTTAATTAAATTTCGTTCTACCTCTTTTTTTGTTGCACCCGTTGCAACAACCCATGGTACAGGATTATCATACTCATATAATTCTGCAGTATATTTTTTATTACCAGCTGAATCTTTTTCTTCTGTTAGCTGGCTCATAAATCCAAACTGGTTAAATTTATCTATCATATCATCGGACATCATAGTCCTACCCTTTTTAACTCTATATTCCACATCAAAAGCAGTTTTTGATATTTGAGTCCATGTTGGTATATTTGCATCCGGTGCATTATATTTTTTTCCACTATCATCCTGAGTGGTTATGCTTGCTGGGGTTGACACATCAATAATTACTACCGATGACCCTCCATTTGGAGGTGGTTGCATTTGAAGTGCTATACTAGGTGCACCTAATAATTTTTTGCTTAATACGGCATCTGCACTTTCTTTAGTTATTTCTTCAATTGTACGTCTATTTGGGTTTTTTACGATAGAACCATCCAATCCTTTTCCTTTTTTTACAACAGTAGGAACTATTGGCGGATCTGGTATTACAACTGGCGTTATTGTAGGTACTGTTGGAACAATTGGCGTAGCCGGTGCGCCCGTTCCAGTTACAGGATTACCAGTACTAGCTTGTGTTGGTGCTCCCTTTGTACCATCTTTACCAAATCCATAAAGTTTAACTCCGTTTGTATTTGATTTATTTTCAACAAATTTCAATGTAACACCAACATCAATAATAGTAGGTAATTTTAAATCTGCATATGTATCTGATTTGTAGTTTTCTCCAATTTCCCACATATTATTATCATCTACTGTATAAATTAAAGAATCAATAAAACATTCTTTATTTTTATACATATTTCCTAATGTAAATTTTAAAAATGGTGGTACAGTGTAAAGAGCAAAACCTGCATATGTTGGATATACCAATGATGCTAAAAAGTTTAATCTTTCCCAAGCAGCCTTATGCTCTAATATTGATAATGAATATACTTTAAAATTAAATTGTACACTTCTTTCAATTCCACTATATGTGTAAAAATTAAATGGATTTCCTACAAATTTATTTGAATCCCAAGTTGGTGCAAATGTTTCAGTCAATCCAGTGATTGTTGCTCTGAATTGTGCAGTCACTTCTTTTGTTATAGAATAAAATTTCAATGCAACAAAATCATATTCATCATATGAGTTTCCCTCACTATCTTTTTTAGTACCATCCGCATCAGGCTTATATGTACTTAATTCATTTAATGCATCGGTATAGTTTCCAACACCTTTATTTTTTGTGTTTCCATTCTCATCGGTTACATTTGTGGTAAGTCCTAATTTACTTTCCAAAGAATATTTGTCAAACTTTGGTTTATTATATTTTGTGTATTTATTACCCTTCCTTCCTAATAGTATTGTTTTTTCTCTAAATCTACTATCAATCTCAATACTATAATATTTTGATGATAAATCGTTTCTTTTTAATATATCCGATGTTTCAATGTCAGGTCTTACTATATCGGAATATTTTTCTCCAGGTTTACTATTTGATTGTTGTGTATTAGAATGAAATAAATAATATTTATCTAAAGGTTTTTTATGACCACGATAATTGAAACTACCATAAATAGGATAGGTTACTGCATTTGTTGCTAAATTCTTTTGCCCACCCTGTCCGCTACCAAATAATACACTTTTTAATAAATTCTTACCAGCTTGCGCAGTTGCGCCAGCAATATTATTTCCTAATTGATTAAGTGTACCACCAGTACCAAATCCCTTTGATATAAGTTTTCCAAAAGCTGTCCCACCACCCTTTTTTTGGATTTCAGCAAGCTTTGTCATTGTTTCCGATACATTAACGGAATCACTATTGAATTCAGATGTATTTAAATATATTTTAGTTGGTATTATATTTTGAGGAACACCTAATAAGGATTTAACATTTGATATTGTATTTCTAACTGAATTTACCAAACCTCCTAACAATCCACCATTAACTGGGGTTAATGTTACTGCACCAATACCTTGCCATTGTTCAACTCTTGCACTTTTCATTTCCGCCACATCATCACTTTGTTGTAATGTGAATCTTGCTATTTTAGTACCATATATAATTGGTGAAGATAATTTACTTATTACTCTTAATCCAGTTGTTTCTTGTTCAACTAAAGTTTCAGTACCAGTTGTTGATATTTTTCTTCTTAATGCCGTTGCTGCTTTAAAAGGCAATCCCAATAAACCAACAGCTGATGTTAATTCATTCTCTTTACTATTACGGACAGCATATTCTTGCTCAGCGGTCTTACCACTACTTAATTTTTTACTTCTAAATAATTCTTCTATTGTTGGCATGTTATATTATTATCCTTGTCCTAATGCAAAGTTGTTTCTAGTACTTTTATTAACATTACTTGCTACATTTGCCGTAACCTTTGAACCATCCATATACACATCAGTAGATTTACTTGCAAAGTCTTTTCTCATTTGCTTCATTTCACTTACTAAAATATTAATTGCTTGTCCAGCAGCAAATCCACCCATAGGTAATGCCGCTGCTCTACCTAATTTTGATGCATCATCCAATTTAGATGTTATACCAGGTGCCATAGCAACATCATCGTTTTTAGTTCCTTTGTATATAGCACCTTCTGCCGTTGTTACAGTTGGTCCTTGTCCAGCAGGCATTTTTAAATCCCCCACATTCTTTGCTTTTGTCATCATAGATATAAACCCAGCGGTTGCTGCAATCGCCAATGGAATACCCATACCAAACGGAATACTCATAAAAGAGCTATATATACCAGCTATTGCCTTTCCTATCATTGGCGCCAAACCACCAGCATTTGCAATTGCTACTGCATTTGCTGATATAGCCGATGCTGCCATTTGATAAGCGAACATAGTAACTAATGGTATTAAAATGTACATATTACTAACTACTGCATTAATAAGTTCTGCTATAAATGATATTGGTTTCATAACCACACTCAATATAGTAGCTAATACGGAAAATAATGGAGTTAATGCACCGCCTACTGTTGCAACTATACCTTTAAAAGTGTTTTCCATATCAGTTAGTTGTCCAGTTATTTTTTGTCCCGCAATAAATTCATCAGTCTTTTGCTTCAATTGTTCATCATTCACATTTGTCAAATCTAATCCTGCTTTAACAGCTGCTTCTGCATTTTTTTTATCTTCTCCAGTTAAATGAGCAAGTTTTTCTTTCATTGTCAACTGCTTATTAATATCTTCAATACTCATACCAGCTGCCTTTGCTAATGCTTTTTGTGCAAATATGTCTTGGTTTTTAAATCCAATTCCCTGATTTAATTGATGTAGGATTTCTTCTTGTGCTTCTACCGTCTTACCAGCATATGCCAATCCTCTAGCCGTAGATAAATTGAATTGACCACCAACAAATGTTGCTGCTAATAATTCATCTTCAATGCCACTTTCAAAATCCAATAAAGCTTCTGCTGTTTTTGCAACTTTAGTTAATGTTGTACCTAACTGATGTGCCTGTATTACTTGATTTTTAAGTGCAGTAACATCTCCTTTAAAAAATGTAGAAGTTGCTTCAGCGTTTTCGGCGATATCTTCTAATACTTCTTTTGGTGATACTTTACCTTGCTGAGCTAATGATGCTATTTGTTGTTGTAAACTTGCTGCAGTTTCTCCACTATATCCTGCTACTTGCTCAAATACACCCTGTACTTTAGCTGCCGTTTCTGATGTTACTCCAGTTCTAGCTTGTATTCCTGCTAATGCTCCTAATGTTTCTTTTGAAAAGTGAGTCATATCACCAAACACATTCCCTAAATCGTTAGCTACATCAAATACGTGTTTTAATTCTACACCAGCTTTTCTAAATGATACTTCTATTTCATGTGCATCATGAGCAAGATGAGCTGTTTGTTTAGCAGTCATTCCCGTAGCCTTACTATAATCTTCGGTTGCTTTATCTAATTCCTTAAACGATTCTAAACCTGCTGCTAAAGCTGCTGCTACTAATACAATTGCTACCAATGGACCAGATGCCATTGCCTTTCCTAATTTTTTAGTAAAATCAATTGCACTTTTTAATGATTCAGGAGCCGCCTCATATAATTCCTTTTGTCCTTCTTTTAATTCCGTTAATCTTTCTTCTTTATGATATAATGATTCTTCTATATCAAGATTATCAAGTGCATCTTGATATTGTTTTTTTGTTAAAATACCCTTTTGCTCTAATAACTCATTTCTTTTTTTAGCAAATTTATTTTCAAAAATTGCATCCTCCTTAGCCTTTGCCGAAGCTTCTGCTTGCATTTTAGTTGCATCTGATTGGTCCGTTAGAATTGCTACTCTTTCTTGTGATTTCGCAAGTTCTGCTCCCGATAAATATGCTTGCCTTTCTTGCTCTTTTATAATCTCACGATTGATAGAACCAAATGCTCTAGCTCCAGTTGAACTACCCGTTAAATTATCTCTTACTTCTTTACTAAGTTTTGAAAAGCTTTTGGCCCAATCAAGTTCCTTTTTATGAATATCTTTTCTTAATTTTAAACTATTTTGGTAGGCTTCACTATTTTTTAATATTTCTTTTCCAGCTGCTATTTGGCTTTCGGTAGTTTTAAGCAATTCTTTATCTGCCCAAAGAGTACTTTTTTGTTGTTCAGCTCTGAGTTTGTATAATTTTTCAAGCTTCTTTTCTTCCTTTAATGCTTCCCTTATACCTGCACCTTTATCATCTTTTTTATCTGCCACTTATAGTAATTTTAATAAAGACCGTATTTTTTTAACATAGCTAATGTCTTTGCTGGTAATGTTCTTTTCATTCGTTCACCAGCTTTATCATTTATATCCCCAATATCTTTATCTAATTTTTTTAAAATAGGGTCATTATCTATAATTTTTCTTATTTCATCTGGTGTTTGTTTTTTACCAAAAAAACTAAAAAATTCATTTAAATTTTTTCTTGATATTTTGTATTTTTTTGCCATATATCTTTGTTTTATTTAAGTTATTATCTATAAATATCTTATAAACAAAAAAGTTAGGATTTAGGGGAAATTACCTCTTAATCCTAACTTTAGATGCTTTATTTGCTGTTTCTACTTGTTCATTCTCTTTTTTCTTAGCTTCTACCAACTTATTGTAGTAGAAATTTCTAAGATGGGTTGGCATTTTATACAAATCCATTATCGTAAACCCATTTCCATAATTCACCATCTCAAATATTTGAGTGTGAATGTTTATACTATGATTTTTCGGAAGGCCAAAAAAACCCAACTCCCATCGTAATGGGAACTACCTCGGTTTCTCCATCTTCATGGATGTGGGTGAATACCATATCAACATCAGGAGATATGGATTTTATGTAATTTCTTAAAGCCTTACTATCTTTTGCTAACATACCATTGACAAATCTAGATATTGCTGATATATCGTTATTACCATCTACACTTTTAATCATGTGACGTAATCTAGTAGTAATTTCAAACGATGAATCTTTGTTTAATTTTTCCAAAGCATCAATATCTTTTTGAATTGCCAACTCATCACCATGTGTAAGTAATTTGAATGTTATTTTCTTACCATTTGAAGGTAATGTAAATTCAAATTCATTTTTGTTGTTAAAAATAGATGTATCTACTTCTTTTGTTTGTACTTTTGATAAATCAACAACAGCATCAATTTGTTCACCTGTTTTAGATGAGTAAAAACTAATTGGGTAATCTGCACCATATCCTAACAATCTAGTTGCAAGTACTATAGCGTTTTTGTCACCAATTATAATATCATTTGGATTTACGTTATCTACAATAATAGATTCAAATAGTTTATCTAATACTATTCCTTTTCTAATTAAATTTGTTGATGCAAGTATATCTTCCTCTTTTGCGGTCATATACTTTATAGTAATTTGTCCAGATGAAAGAGGACTCTCTTTTGGATAAATCTTTCCTCCTGATGGTAAATCTAATACCTCCGTTGGAAAATCGTATGTTTTTTCTGTCATAACTTTACTTTGTTTTAAGTTTGTATATATAAATACATAATTTTTGAAAAATTAGAAAGCATAAAAAAGGGGATTCTTTTGAAATCCCCTTATTTTTGTTATTTTTAGATTAGTATTCAAGAATAGCGTAATCGTAAGATAATGTTAATTCAATTGTTGCAGGTTCGTTAGAATCAAATGATACATCACCAAAATTTGCTTGCTGAATGAAAGCGCCTTTGATTTTCCATTGTTCTATTTTATCGCCAACTGGTCCCAACATATAGAAATCCAAATCTTTCTTATAAAAATCTGCGTATCCACGTCTACCAGTGATTGATTCATGCCCCAATCTAACCCACTCCATTACTGATTGTGCAGCTGATGGTACAATTGGGTCATAAAGAGTAATTGTAATATCTTGCCACTCACCTTTACCTTGCAACTTTCTTTTGATGTTGATATGGTCTAAAGTGATTGTTTCAAATTGGATTGAAGGTCTTGATGCTGCCTTAACCATATACCCCGGTACACCATCCCATTCTAAGATGTAGCGGTTTTTCATTTTTGGTTCGAAGTTCGTATAGAACATCTTATTAAACTCTAATATTTCTGCCATTTTATTCCGTTTATTTTATATTAATAAATATCTACTTTTTGTTTTTCTATATTATGCTGAGAAACTTGCTCCAGTTGGTAAGATGTTGAAATCTATTACGATAAATTCCGCCGTCTTTGCCGGTTGTAAGAAAATTTGTCCAGCTAATATGTTTCTATCAATTACATCAGGTGTGTTGTTACTTTCATCCATTACAACTCTAAAAGAATAAAGACCTTGTCTTTGTTGTACAGCTTCTAAATAAGGATTAACCGTATTTAAGAATCTTGCTCTAGTTGAAGATGTATTTTGTTCGAACACTAAATAACGAGATGTAGATGCTACAAACTTCTTAAGAACGATAAGTAATCTTCTAACATTGATTCTATCTAAAGCTGATGCCTTATCTTGCAATGTCTTCTGTCCGAATGCTACAATACCTTGTCCAGGGAATGCTGCGATTGGGTTTACTTTGTTCTCATATAGAGTATCTCTTTCAGAGTGTGTAAGTCTATTTAATACACTTACTGCTCCTACGATACCACCTCTATTCAAACCAGCAGGTGCGAACCATTCTGCTGCTAATCTATCGTTAGCTGCGAAAACAGCGGGCATTAATACTGATGGTGGAACACTCATTAATTTGTTTGTGTTTGTATCTATTGTCTTAACCCAAGGATAATAAGTTGCTACATAGTTAGAATCAACCGAGTTTGCTTGCTCCGTTGCTTCAGTTATTGTATCAGCGTAATCGTTGAAATCAGCGATATAGAATGCATCTTGTCTACTTTCAACCATATCAATTGCTTTAGTTACAACTGATGGATGTAAACTTCTTATAATACCAGGTGTTACTACCATATTGATATCCCACTCATCAGGGTTAGATACTGCGTTGATTGCTTTATAATATGCTAAAGTACCAGTTGATGTTCCAGATGCGCAATTAAATCCTTGCGTATTTGCATTACCCCAATCAGTATCACCAGCCTTAGCTTTTACTACAGTTGGATTCACACCATCAAAACCTTCTTGGAATGCTAATACAAATTGTCTCTTAACCATATCTTCCGATTTAGAACCAGTCATTATATAAGTCAATTGAGAATCAAATGCGAAAGCCACGTTAGAACCAGTTTGAGCTCCAACAGGAATTGGTTTTAAATATTCTGCATTATCTATCTTAGCATCAATACCTTCAAAATCAAATCCACTAAAGTATATTGGAGATGATGATGTGTTACCAATTGAGTTAGTTTGATATACTACCGGAGGTACTAAAAGTGATTCTGCAGCGTTTGTTGCTGTAATTGGATTTGTATATGCTCCATGTCCAAATGGTGCTGCTGATATTGGGAATGAACCAGGTGCTGATACAACTACTCTTACATATTTTGATCTGTTTGAGTAATCGCCATTTTCAGTTATCTTACCATCTGAATCAATTGTATTATATCTATCACCAATTCTTCTAGCTATATAGTTAGGAGATGCTGCATCTAAGTTTACATTATTAAATGTTTCTACTACAGTCTTTCTCTTATCAGTATCATCATATGAACGAACTGTTACAGTGAAAGTTGAATAATCAGTTGCTCCATCTTCTCCAGCTGCTTTTACATTCGAAATACCAATTTTGTATTTTGTATTATATGTATTACCATGTCCTAAAGTTACAAAGTTAAATAAATCATATCTAACACCACTTATATTTTGAGAAACAACCATTGGCGTTTGTGCTTCGGTTGTATCATATGAAAAATCCTGAGTTGGTAATACTACTCTAGTTATTACAATGTTATTTCCAGCAGAACCAGTATAGTATCCAGCCATATTTTCAAAATACGAATATGCATATGCTGATTTAGCTCCGAATGGAGATTCACCAAATACATCTGCTAAATCATTAGTAGCTGATGGTAAAATTGATGCTGATATGTTTACTCCAGCAGTTAATGTATTGATTACAAAAGAACCATCAATAGAATCATCACTAACAACAGTTGCTCCAGTAAAACCAACTGCCTCATCTCCTGCTTTAGTTGAGTGTAATACTCCAATTAATTTAGTACCTAATTTAGGTGTTGCGGATGAACCAGAAGCAAAGATTGCTAAAGGTGCTACTTGTTGGTAACCACCAACACCACCTACTCTTACTACGGTTACTTGTCCTGCTTCTCTTAAATAGTTTTGTACTGCGTACTCACTATAATAAGTTCCATCAGGAGTACCAAAGGTATCTTCGAACTCTGATTGTGTTCTTATAATTGTTGGAATGAATGCAGGTCCTTGCTTAAAAGGTCCTATAATTGCTGCTCCAATTTCTCCTACTCCTTGTGCTAAGAAGGATAAATCATTTTCTCTTGTGAAAACGCCGGGTGATACGATTCTTTCTGACATTTTGTTTCTTCTATTTGTATTTTAATTGCGTATTAGTAATTACTTACATTAATACTCATATAAATATAAAGAAAATGTCCAAAACACAAATTTATTATTAAATCTGCACTTTGGACATTTATAATTTTGTTTTAATCAATTAATAACCCGGAACAGAACCAGAAGGTGTTGGGTATGTATTACTTCCAGATGTTGGAGACCAAGGTAAATCAGCTGTACCAACTTCGATTCTAGCGTATTTCTTATTATCTATTTCTTTTTGAATTTGTCCGTTTATATGATTCATATAATTACTTCCAGTAGAACCACTTACATGGTTTTTAATCCAACCTAATACTAAATCTTCAGTAAGGTCCTGATAATCAACAAATCCATCCCCATTTAAATCTTGAGGTGTAAATGGCGTTGCACCATTAAAAATTCCAAAATTACCATCTTCATCAGTACCAGTTAGTTTCCAATTAGTACCAACAACTATATTTTCAAAATTTTCAGAATTTTGTTTTTTCAATGCGGTTAGTTCCCACGTATATGTTAATCCCATAATAAATTATTTGTGTTTATATTATATAAATATAAGTATTTTTACTTTTTATTTTTAAACTTCCAATGAACCACTATAATAATCAGTAGTTAATAAATGTCTATATGCTTGTGCCATATGGTCTAATTCAGATGGTACTTCTAAAAAAAATACGCACTTATGGTCCATACCAGCAGTTCCAACCGTAACACCATGTTTATTATCGGATGGATTTTTTCCAATAAATCCAATTGGAATAGAATCATTATCTCTTGCTTCTCTATCTTTCCAAATAGTTACTGCTACTTCTGCCGTATATCCCGCTTTCCAATAAACTTCACTACCTACACTTCTATCCATTGGTGTCAACCCATCTGGTCTAGAATTATCAACAGGTTGTTTGAAATCTGCAATTCTTTTTTCAACTTTTACATTTGTAACTACGTGGTATGCGTTTGGTGCAACCAATCCAGTTCCAGGTAATTCATAATCTTTAATTAGTGCCATATTATTATCCTTTATTATTAAGTATTAAATTATTTAAAATTTCTTTTAATTCTTTAATTTCTTCTGATTGTTTTTTTACAATTTCGTTTTGTTCTTTGAATGCTTCAATAAATAAACCTGCAAAATTACCATATGCCACCGCATATTCATCTAAATCTTCTGTGTATGATACAACTTCAGGAACAACTTCATTTACTTCTTGTGCAATTACTCCCAACTGTCTTTTATCAGCTCCACCATCAGGAATAGTATCACTTTCATTATAAATTTTAGTATAGTAAATACCTCTTAATTGTAAAACTTTATCCAAAGCGTTATCAACTGTAACAATATCCTTTTTCTTTCTTATATCCGAATATGCTACGATGTTGCCTGTTGCGTAAACCCCACCATTACAATATATTGCATATCCACCAGCTGTTGATGATGTTCCAATACCAGTACAGTTATTTCCGTGTGAATGATAGAACATCCACCTTCCATCGTCTTGGAAGTAGATACCACCATTACCACTTTCAAACATTAAGTGAGGTGCGTAAGATGATTCAATTCTATGACCATACCAACCATTTCTATTACCTTCCATTCTCCACGAACCATAAGTAACGTTGTTTGGATACCAGTGTGCTCCGTTCTCACCAGCATAAAATCCAGTATAGTTAGCTGTGTACATCCACTTATACTTAAATGAATAGTTAGATGAACCTGCTAATTGAATACACAAGTCACTCATATCGTAATCAGAATAAACTCTAGTTCCTTCATAAGAACCAGCGTTTGCTCCCAATTTAATACCAGTATGATATCCAATTCTTAAATCCGGATAAGGATAACCCCATCCACCACCTTCTTGGTATATAGAATATCCGTGTGTACCTTGTCCAGAGTTACCACCAACACCAGTAAAATCTAAACGAGCTATTCTACAATAGTTATTGAATTCACCAGAACTCATTTGAGAATATCCAGTAGGGTCAGTATAATATCCTGTGTTATCTCTATCATAGAATATTGGTGCTCTCATCGAACCTCTAGCATGCCAGTTGTGTCCAGTATCATACCAAACAGATGCGGGATATGACCAGTTAATACCTACTCCATAGTGAGGGTTATCTGCATTATCGAACCAACCAAATGATAATTCATCAGGGTTTTGGTTTGCAACTCCCATTACAAATCTTCTATATCCACCTGCTGTTTTGAATCCAGTCAATGATAAACATGCACCATGTGTACCATTACCACTATTTGCATATGCTGAAACTCCTAAGTGTGGATAATATGGTGCGTTTACCTGAACACTATATCTATTATCATCTGCAAGTACCATTGTAACACCATTCGTAGATAATGTATATGGTCCAAACATTGCCGAATATCCACTTGATGCTGCCGTTACTCTTAATATTGCAAGATTTGATATACTATCAGGATTTAAAAAATATCCAGTATTATTAGAATCATAGAATATTGGTGCTCTAAAACTTTCAGTATTTTCCGCATATCTCTCAATCACATATCTAGTAAACCAAGAACCACCACCACCAGGAGTTTCTCTCAAGTAAACAGTAGTACCTTGAGGTTTCCACCACTCACAAGAACCAGAACCCCATTGGTGAATACGGAACATTGCCGGCTCCGTAGAGAAGTTACCAGAAGTTGATACCTCCAATGAACGGAACGAACCATACGGTTTACCCCAACCATATCCATAAGGGTCATGTGCCCACCAGCCAGAGTTATCTCCGTATTGTCTATTGGTATCTGCTCTCATTTTGTTTGCACCAAATATATTGTAGTATGATGTTCCGGCTTGGTCACTATAATATCCTGTATTATTACTATCATAAAACAATGGTGCTCTTAATGAATCTGCTGCTTCAAAGTATCCTTCTGAATATGTGTATCCAGAATATAATAACATTCTAGTTCCACCATTTCTAAGTAATCTAAGATTATGATTTGTAAAACTACCAACTGCTGATAAACCACCAACGTGAGAGTATATACCAGTTTGAATTCCTTCATTTCTAGCATACACTCTTAAAATTGAGTGGGGTGCATTTGAAATGTGGATTTGAGAACCCCATCCCCCCTCATCTACCCAATCACTACCAGAATCACCAACATATAAGTTTCTTAATCTTGATGATGAATTTAAATCTAAACGGAATGTTGAATCTGCCGAATCATAAAATACCGGAGCTCTCATAGATGTAGTAGACCATGCCGTACCACCTTGGTCCCAATACCAAAACGTTGCAGATGATACATTTCTAAGTTCAAGTTGGTCAGATGGATTTTTTAATATATTAAATCTACCAGCTCCAGCTTCACCACTAGCACCAAAAGTAATTACAGAGTAATTATTTTGAGCATCTACCAATCTAATGTTTTCATTGTAATTACCGGCAGTCCATCCACCAATTCTAGCCATACCAAAAATACGCAATGCAGTTCCATTAGTAGCTGGGTCTAATAAATACCCAGTATCATCTCTATCGTAGAATACTGGTGCTCTAGCACTTGTTCTAAATTCTACATATGAACCATCTTGGGTTGGATAGTTTCTTTGTGACCAATCCCAACTACTTCCATTAACAGCACCTCTACCACCATACAAATACCATGCCCCATCGGTAGCTATGTGTTGTAACATATATCCTAAGTTACCATTAGTTGATGTTTGATATATAGAAGCGTAAGTACCAGTAATAACAAGTTGTGCATGAGATGAACCAAATGGATTACTACCCCAATTTCCATTAACATTAAGGTATTGTAAATTAGTACCATCAAGTCCATCAAAATAGTATCCAGTATTAGATATATCATAATATCTTGGTGCCAAAACACCATAGTCTGCTCTTAGATAATTATCACTCTTACCAAATGAACCAATTTCAGTTCCTGCAAATGGTGAGTTATTAAAGAATCTAGTTCCACCATATCCAGATGCTGCTCCAATATCAACACCAGTATGCCATGCTAATTGTAAGTGATTACCAGAATAATATCCATTACTATAATTTCTAGGATGAATCATATAATAAGGTTGGCTATCCGTTCTCTGTCCCCAAGTAATACCACTATCAACAGATGCTTGCGATGGGTCAGTTGTAGAGTTTGATAAATTTATATGTCTTGTTGTACCAGCACCACTACCTGCTCTATATAAAAATGTACCACCAGTATCATAACGATAATCAGAGAATATATTAGATACCGTAACTCTATTACTTACAGTCATTATACCATCATAATCCACTCTTACTCTAACTTGAGGTAAATCAGTACCAGTTCCAGATGTACCAGTTCCAGATTTAATTCCTATAATAAAATCAGAACGTTCTGAACCAGGTGTATCTCTATATTGTGCTCCAAGCCAAATATGTGGTGCAACATCATATGAAGTACCTCCACTATAATTTAATAAACCATTTATTGCAATACCAGCGTAATAACCAGTACCACTTCTAGTAGAATAAGGTCCTAAATGTAAGTTATATGTATTTCCGTTAATTTCACTTTCACCATTTGTATAAGATGAAACCCTTAATCTACCACCAGCATTATTTGAAGCTTGTACTTGACCTGTACTAATATTTAATCTATTTATACGAGATTGTCCATCTCCATCAAAAAGATATGTTCCATCATTTCTATCAATAAATCTATTAGCGTAAAAATCACCCAATGCCTCAGACCCAGCTGCTATTGCTGTATCTAATTCTTCGATTTTAAATCCTGCTATTTCAGCTTGTCCACTGTATCCACTATATAGATAATTGTGTAACCAACCCAATTGCATAAATTTTGCATATCCATACCAAGTATATCCAGCACCAGAACCAGCTGGTCCGATTGTCATTGTATATTGAGTCCAAGAAGCAGGTGGAACTCCATTCCAATAGTAAGGTTGTCCCCATCCACCATTATCAGGTTGTCCGTAGTTATAAGTTGCTTGTGTAAATGATAAATAACAATATGGATTACCAGATGTTGCTCTAATCCAAGCTGATACTTTATAAGTTTTAGTTGGGTCAATTGCTACCCATCCAGATTGTCTATGCCCACTCCACGCACTACTACCAGCAAATGCAACATCACCAATAGGTGCATCACTTAATCCACTTCTATATGTTGTATCGGGCCAAATAAATCCACCATCTGCTCCACTCCAGTTTCTAGTAAAATATTTACCATCCGGAACAAACATACCAAATAATGTTGAACCATTATTAGTTCTAGTTGAAATATTACCTCCAGTTTTTAAAACAGATAATATTGATGTACCATTAGGGTCTAAATAATATGCGTTATCACTATAATCGTAATATCTTTGTGCGTACATATAGCGATATGCTGTCATATCACCATTTGCCATATCCATTCTCAGCATTACAGTATTCGTACCACCACCAACATTATTTTCAATACCAGAAGTTTGTGCTCTAGTAAAATCAATTGTGTTTATTGGATTATTATGCCAAATACCCCAAGGTGTAGATTCTTCTTTGTAAATCCAAGGAGATGTTTCCCCACCACCTGATGGATTTACTGACCTTAAAAATACAGGATATGTAGTTGAATTAACAGCCTGCATTCTAATACCTTCGGCTGCACTATTACCATTCATAGTAATATTTGTGCCGTTATTATTAAGAGTTAATGAATATAAATTAGATGTACCACTATTAATATAATATGTTGTACCACCCACATAAATTGTACCATCAAATCTTGCATTTCCACCACTGTAAACGAATTTATCACCTCTAACTCTTAGGTATGTGCCATCTGTCATATACCAACCACCACCCCAACCAAATCCAATTTCTTCATCTCTTAAGAAAGTTGAAGTACCTCTACCAATTACAAAGGCATCATTATTATTTATTAATTGTACAGATCCATTTATGAATATTCTGTTATTTGATATTGTATCAATTACTGATGTGTTATCGGTAGTTGTGTATGAAAAATCCGTTGTACCAAATCCTACTCTTTGTGTAGAGTTCATTTGCATACCAGTTGTACCATTAGTTGCTAAATACATTGTATTAGCTCCTTCTGCATGTAATGTTAAACCACCTGCTAAGTTACTATAAAAATATCCACCATTTGCTCTATATTGACCAGATGCCGCGTATGTACTTCCAAATAATGCAGCTCCAGCTCCATTTACAGAAACATCATTTCCTAATTGTAAATTACTATTAGATGCTGCTGTTGTATTTCTTACACCAACTGTACTACCAAATTGAACCGAATCAGTTGTTCTAACATTTTGGTTCATTGCGTATAATTCGTTAGCACCCTGTCCAGTATTAACGGTTGCGAATGTTACACCATCGGTAGTTCTTACGTTTTGGTCCATTAAATAAACCTCAGTTACACCTTGTCCAGTATTAATTGTACCTGATATAACAATGTTACCAGTTCCCTGAATATTTCCATTTACATATGTATTATCATCAAATGACCATCTATCATTACCCTCATCCCAAATAAATTGTTTTGTTGCTGCGTTTCCTCTCTTAACTTCTATACCAGCATTTTCAGTTGGTGCAGTTGCTGCTCCAATATCTGCATTTAATGTAATGATATTATCACCTACATTTAAAGTTGTTGTATTAATATATGTTGTTGTACCACTTACAGTAAGGTCACCACTAATTGTAGCGTTACCAGTTACTGCTAATGTAGTACCATCAAATCTTAAATTTGCTTCAACGGTTGCGTTTGGAGCAGTTCCGTTTAATGTGATTACACCATTATCAGTTGTACCTGTTAATGATAATAATCCCGATGTACCTGCTGAACCAGAAGTTCCTGATGTACCACTACTTCCAGAAGTTCCTGAGGTGCCAGACGAACCAGAAGTTCCTGATGTACCTCTACTTCCGCTTGTTCCAGATGTACCACTACTTCCGCTTGTGCCAGATGTACCACTAACTCCAGAAGTTCCTGATGAACCGCTTGTTCCACTACTACCGCTTGTTCCAGATGTACCACTACTTCCGCTCGTACCACTACTTCCAGAAGTTCCTGATGAACCGCTTGTTCCACTACTACCGCTTGTGCCAGATGTGCCACTACTTCCGCTTGTTCCACTACTTCCAGCCGAACCACTCACACCAGAAGTTCCAGAGCTTCCACTTGTACCACTACTACCGCTTGTTCCGCTGCTACCGCTTGTACCACTACTTCCGCTCGTACCACTACTTCCAGCCGAACCACTCACACCAGAAGTTCCACTCGTGCCACTACTTCCTGCAGAACCACTCACTCCACTTGTACCAGCAGACCCAGACGAACCCTGCACTCCATTTATACCAGAAGTTCCTGAAGTTCCAGATGAACCTTGTACTCCACTTATACCAGAAGTTCCCGATGTTCCACTTGTGCCTCTACTTCCACTAGTACCAGAAGTTCCATTAGAACCTGATGAACCTTGTACTCCACTTATACCAGAAGTTCCCGATGTACCTCCACTTCCAGAAGTTCCTGATGTACCACTTGTACCAGAAGTTCCTGATGAACCACTACCCCCACCGGCTCCACTTATTCCTGATGAACCAGAAGTTCCTGATGTGCCTCTGCTTCCAGAAGTTCCCGATGTACCACCACTACCAGAAGTTCCTGATGTACCACTAGTTCCATTTGTACCACCTCCTCCAGTTATACCACCACTACCAGCAGTACCGCTTGTGCCAGAAGTTCCCGAAGTGCCACTTACACCAGAAGTTCCCGAAGAACCGGTTGTACCACTTACACCAGATGTACCAGCCGATGCATTCGTACCAGATGTTCCAGCCGAACCAGAAGTTCCTGCTGAACCAGACGTTCCTGATGTGCCGCTTGTACCACGTGTGCCAGAAGTTCCTGCTGAACCTGTTGTACCACCACTACCAGAAGTTCCAGCTGAGCCTGTTGTACCAGCCGAACCATTTGTACCGCTTGTGCCAGAAGTTCCTGATGTACCAGCACTACCACTAGTCCCACTACTTCCACTCGTGCCAGATGTTCCAGAAGTTCCCGATGTACCTGCCGAACCAGTTGTACCCGATGAACCAGTTGAACCAGAAGTTCCTGATGTACCAGCACTACCAGTAGAGCCAGATGTACCACTACTTCCAGAAGTTCCCGATGTACCACTGCTTCCACTCGTGCCAGATGTTCCAGAAGTTCCGGATGTACCTGCCGAACCAGTTGTACCTGAAGTTCCAGAAGTTCCTGATGTACCTGATGTTGCCGCTGCTGTTTTAAAACCAATTCTACCAGTTGTAGAATTATAAACTAATACATCATCGGTTGTTATATCTGGTTTTAGTGAACCAATTCCAAATGATAATGAGCCCGTAATTCCTACACTACCAGTAAATTCTTGCTTATCGTTTTGTGCATCACCAAATTTGTTACTTCCACTTGCGTAGATTATTGATGATGAAATATATGTTGCAAATAATTCAGTTGTATTTATTTTTCCAGCTACAGTTACATCACCTCTAAAAATACCACTACCAGTTACAATAAGATAATCTCTTATAGTTACTGCAGTATTTACTTCTAATCCTCTATTTGGAGAAATTATAGCTGTTGCTGAACCTGATTTTAATCTATCCAAATCACCAATTGATGATGCGTTTATATTGAATAATCCACTACCATCTCCTCTAAATAAAGATGCCGATATTGATGATGAAATATTAGCCGAACCACTAATTTGTGTGTTTGCTTTTATTTGTAACGGATTATTACCAAATGAATCAATTTCATCCGTTTGTATTTTAGAAGCACTGAAGTTTCCTACAATACTTATAGATTCAGATGATGCGTTTAATATAGCTGCACCACTTACAAAAAGTGATATACTATTTACACTAGTCTGATTTAAACCATTAGGATTATTACCGTTAAACTCCATTTAATATATCTTTTTATTATGTCAATTCTAATACCGAAACAATTACATCTGCCGAAGCTGCTAATGATGATGTAACTGAAATAAAGTCAGTAGCCTCTAATACAACTTTTTGCTCACCACCCACCATAACATTTGAACTACCCTGTACAATCAAAGCATTCTTTACTAAATATACACATTTGTTACCAGCATTATCTCTAAGCATTACACTTACAGATATATTTTGTGTTGCCGTATTTGCTACGTTTACACCAATTATTGTTGCTGCAGTTCCTACCGGTGCTTCATATACTTTTACACCTGTTATTCCTATTGAACTTGTTATACTATTTTTAAATGTATTTGCCATTTTGTTTTATTTTTTATCCTAATGCTATTGCAAATGCTATTGCAGAGTCTAATACGTTTACACCATCTACCAAAAACCCACCTTGAGTTAAATATATTGAACCCGTAATACTTTGGGAGCCGCTTACTGATAATCTTTGATTTACATTAAGATAATCAAATGATGCTTGTGACACATCAATAGTACCCTTAAATGAACCAGTAAAGGACCCAGTAAATGAACCACTTAAATTTGCGTACGCATTTGAAGCTTGTGTAATTGAACCAGAAAATATTGGACTATGTATTACCATTTATATTTATATACTTTTTGTTATAGGTATAAATATAAAATAATTTCCTTTTAAGGTTTCACAGGCCAGTTAATAGAAAAAGGATTGGATTGAGATGTAATATCTCTTAATTGTGCTCTATATGATGTCCACAATTCTTTCGTTTCAGTTGGTATATCTGCTAATTGTGTCCAATCACACTCAGATAATAATTGATTTCTTAATACTCTTACTTCTTCCCATTGATTTTCTATTCTATAAGAAATTTCTTCGGAAGTAGCATTAGTTTGATTCCAACTTTTATAATAAACCCCATCAATTAAAGTAGGAGTTCCTTCGGTAATATTTTTTGTGTAATCAACCGGCATTGGAGTTGGTTGTACTACATGCATATCCCATTCAATCAAAGCTTCATCAGTTAATTCAGATGGTAAGCTTGTATTTGGATATGAATTTCTTAACTCGTTAATAGTATAAGGATAGTTAATCGTATCGTTTATAATTCGTAAATACATATTATTTAAAAGTTGAAGGTATTGATGCAAAATTTGTTAATCCAGTACAATTATTAAATGCGTTAGTACCGGCTGGAATTGGTATTCTATTCCAAATTTCCGGAGCAGTACCAGATAATGAATTTACCGTACTACTCATATTATATACATTATTAAAAATAGTTACGCTTGTATTATATGTAAATTGTAATACATTTGTAAGTGCTCTACAATTATAAAAAGTACCAGAAAAGTTTACAGCGGTTGTATTTTGGTCAAACAAATCAGAAGGTACTGATGTTAGTGCGGTGCAACCAAAAAAGCAAGATGCAAATGTTGTTACGTTTGGTACATTATTAAATAATCCAGATGGAACTGTTGTTAATGTTAATACAGATGCAAAAGTGTTTGAAAATGTTGTTGCTTTTGTAGAATATTGAAACATATCAGCTGGTATTGATGTAATTCTAGTTGCTTGCATGAATCCGGAAAAAGATACTACTTCATCCAATCCAGTATATCCACCCACTGCACTTAAAGATGCGCTGCTTGGTATTGATGTTACGTTTTGACAACCATAAAAATTAATTGTTCTTAACCCAACTATTCCAAATTGTACTATTTCAGTAATAAGATTTCTAATTGCTGAATTATTATTTACTGAAAATCCTGGCATAAATCCACTTATAGTAATTATGTAAGTTCCTACACTTGCGTATGTATGAATTCTATTTGCTGAATTTGATGCTGTTATTAATGGTGATGTATTTCCATCTCCCCAATTAATATATAAAGATGGTGTCAATCCACCATAATCTACCAAAGGACAAGTAAACACTGTACTTGCAGTAGTTGTTGTTACTTTAAATACAAAAGGAAAAACCTGCGATGCATCTGATTCTACTAATCTTCTAAATATTCCCATAGCTTTAACTTAAATTTTTACCAGTTGTGAATCCTAAATAGGTTGTACCATTATCATAAGTATAGAACGCTAAAACATCAGTTCCAGACGATGTTAATAATGGTGCACTTCCACCTGCCCAATCAACATTAACAGGCCATGTTATAGAAAAGGCCCCAGCATTTACAACTACTAAAGTAAATCCAAATGCATTTGATGCTGGTGCATTTGAGAATGATATTGTTGCAGTACCATTAAATTGTCTTCTAAAGTTATTTGCCGTAGATAAATCTAATGTTACGCTTCCACCAGTTCCTTGATTTGAATATGTTTCTCTATATGTTGTAGATGCTACATTACCGGTTACCGATAAAGTAGTTCCATCAAATAATATTCCAGATTCTACTTGAACTCCAATAGGTGTATCAACATATGTAAGTAAACCATTATTAGTTGTACCAGTTAATTGAAATCCAGATGTTCCAGACGTTCCAGAAGTTATTCCAGGTGCGGACGTTCCTGATGTTCCAGTTAATCCAGAAGTTCCTGATGTTCCAGAAGAAAATCCCGGAGCGTTTGTACCACTTGTTCCGCTTGTACCAGTTTGCCCAGATGTACCAGAAGTTCCCGATGAAAATCCCGGAGCGTTTGTACCAGAAGTACCAGCTAAACCGTTAGTACCACTAATTCCTGATGTTCCGGAAGTTCCTGATGTAACTCCATAAAATGATGTACCACTAGTACCAGAAGAACCTCCACTCCCACCAGTTCCTTGTGCTCCAGAAGTTCCACTGCTTCCAAACATTGTACCATTCACTCCAGAAGTTCCTGATGTACCCGAAGTTCCACTTGTACCAGAAGAACCTGACGTTCCCGATGTACCACTAACTCCAGAAGTACCCGATGAACCAAATAATGTACCATCCAATCCAGACGTCCCAGACGTACCGCTTGTACCAGACGTTCCTGATGTACCACTTATTCCAGAAGTTCCGGATGTACCAGAAGTTCCTGAAGAACCAAACATTGTACCATTCAATCCAGAAGAACCAGAAGTTCCTGATGTACCAGAAGTTCCACTACTTCCACTTGTACCAGAAGTTCCTGAAGTACCACTACTTCCAAATAGTGTACCATCCAATCCAGAAGTTCCTGAAGTTCCGGATGAACCACTTTCTCCAGAAGTTCCTGATGAACCACTCTCTCCAGAAGTTCCCGATGAACCACTTTCTCCACTAGTACCACTACTACCAAAATATGTACCATCTAAACCAGAAGTTCCTGATGTTCCATCCATACCAGAAGTTCCAGACGTACCTGCTCCAGACGTTCCCGAAGTTCCATCACTTCCAGAAGTTCCAGATGAACCAAAATATGTTCCATCTATACCAGACGTTCCTGAAGTACCCGAAGTTCCCGATGTGCCAGAAGTTCCAGCTCCAGAAGTTCCTGAAGTACCATTCTCTCCACTTGTACCACTACTACCAAAATATGTCCCATCTAAACCAGAAGTTCCTGATGTACCGCTTGTACCAGATGTTCCCGAAGTACCTGCTCCAGAAGTACCTGAAGTACCATTCTCTCCACTTGTTCCATTACTACCAAAAAATGTTCCATCTAAACCAGAAGTTCCTGACGTTCCATCACTACCATTGATTCCACTTGTTCCAGAAGTTCCATCACTACCATTGATTCCACTTGTACCAGAAGTTCCCGAAGTTCCATCAGTACCAATACCACTCGTACCACTACTACCAAAATATGTCCCATCTAAACCAGAAGTTCCTGATGTACCGCTTGTACCGCTTGAACCACTTGTACCAGAAGTTCCCGAAGTACCACTACTACCAAAGAATGTTCCATCTAAACCAGAAGTTCCTGATGTGCCACTTGTACCGCTTGTACCACTACTACCAGACGTTCCAGAAGTTCCATCAGAACCAGAAGTTCCCGATGTACCATCCGTTCCATTTATTCCGCTTGTTCCTGAAGTTCCATCAGTACCAATACCACTTGTTCCAGAAGTTCCCGATGTACCGCTTGTGCCATTACTACCACTTGTGCCCGATGTTCCGTTGGAGCCTGACGTACCTGATGTTCCAGAAGTTCCCTCACTACCATTTGTACCAGAAGTTCCTGAAGTTCCATCACTACCACTTGTTCCAGAAGTTCCATCAGAACCAGAAGTTCCCGATGTACCATCCGTTCCATTTATACCACTTGTTCCTGAAGTTCCATCACTACCACTTATTCCGCTTGTTCCTGAAGTTCCATCAGTACCGCTTGTTCCTGATGTACCACTTGTTCCAGACGTTCCATCAGTACCAATACCACTCGTACCGCTTGTACCATCACTACCAGTTGAACCACTTGTTCCAGAAGTTCCATCACTACCGCTTGTTCCGGATGTACCGCTTGTTCCAGACGTTCCTTCACTTCCCGTTGTACCTGAAGTTCCTGATGTGCCACTTGTACCAGAAGTTCCCGATGAACCATCACTACCACTTGTTCCAGACGTTCCATCACTTCCCGTTGTACCTGAAGTTCCTGATGTGCCGCTTGTGCCAGAAGTTCCCGATGTGCCATCAATTCCAGAAGTTCCCGATGTACCTGCTGAACCAGTTGAGCCAGAAGTTCCCGATGTGCCAGAAGTTCCAGAAGAACCCGTTGAACCAGATGTACCACTACTACCACTCGTTCCAGAAGTTCCCGATGTACCACTTATACCATCACTACCACTTGTTCCAGAAGTTCCTGAAGTTCCTGCTGAGCCTGAAGTTCCAGAAGAACCTCCCGTACCAGATGAACCACCACTACCGCTTGTTCCAGAAGAACCTTCTCCACCACTTGTACCTGATGTTCCGCTTGTGCCAGAAGTTCCACCACTACCGCTTGTTCCTCTCGTCCCAGAAGTTCCTGCTGAACCAGAAGTTCCCGATGAACCTCCCGTACCGGTTGAACCAGAAGTTCCTGAAGTACCTTCACTTCCCGTAGTTCCAGAAGTTCCCGATGAACCACTACTACCACTACTTCCGCTTGTTCCCGAAGTACCCCCACTACCAGAAGTTCCCGATGTACCTGCACTACCAGTAGAGCCCGATGTACCACTTGTTCCAGAAGTTCCCGATGAACCACTTGTGCCACTACTACCAGCAGTACCGCTTGTTCCAGAAGTTCCTGATGTACCGCTTGTTCCAGATGTTCCCGATGTACCAGAAGTTCCTGATGTACCACTACTACCGGCTGTTCCAGAAGTTCCCGATGTACCTTCACTACCCGTAGAGCCAGATGTTCCAGAAGTTCCTGATGTACCTTCACTACCAGTTGTTCCCGATGTGCCAGAAGTACCTGAAGTACCTGAAGTACCTGCTGAACCTTCCGTACCAGAAGTTCCTGAAGTTCCTGAAGTACCTGCTGAACCCTCCGTTCCAGAAGTTCCAGACGAACCCTCACTACCACTTGTACCAGAAGTTCCTGAAGTACCTGCCGACCCTTCCGTTCCAGAAGTTCCAGAAGTTCCCGATGAACCTGCCGAACCTTCAGTTCCAGATGTACCCGCCGAACCGGCTGAGCCAGAAGAACCTTGCACACCTGCTACACTTCGTGTTTCTAATATTTTTGTTGCACTATTCCAAACAACTACATTATCAGAAGAACCAGATGCTAATGTACCTATTCTTATACTACCACTAACACCAATACTACCACTAATTGTAAGCGATGCGTTAATTGTTTGGTCTTTATTAATTTGTAAGAAAGATGCCGTATCAGTATTTCCAGAAGATAATGCAAACATTGCGTAAGATGCTGTGTATGCTAATGAAGCAGTACCAACAAACATTGATGCTGTTTGTGTTTTTTGTATAAAGTTTGTTGTATCTACATTCGATGCGTTTTGTGCAAATAATGCGTATGATGCGGTAATTGCTAAAGATGCCGTACCAACAGTCATTGAAGATGTTACTGAATTTTTAACATAGTTAGTCAAATCCAATTCACCTAAGTTAGCTACATAAGATGCAGTTTGTGCGAATGTTGAATTAACTGCAAACGCCACACTCATTGAAGATGTTTGTGAATTTCTAACTAAGTTTTGAATATCAGTTAATGCTGATAATGATGCCGAATCAAATCCAGTAACACTTCTTGCAGTTTCTGCGATAAATGCATATGATGATGAAAGTACAGAACCAATAACTCTATCACCAGGTATACTTCCGTTTATTAAACTACCACCACTACCAATTACGGCATGTCCACTAGTCAATCCACTAAATAGAATTTGAATAGTATCATCATCAATCGATTTTATTGTGCCAGGTAAAATTTGGTCTTCCGAACCAGTTGCGTAAACCTGAACCATTGGGTATCTAATTCCCAAATTGTGTACAATTGTTAAACTACTAACATTATTAAATGATACTGTTTCAGTTAATGAAGTTTCAGGTTGAGGAATATAATGTCCTCTAGTTGGGTCATATCTTAAAATATCGTAATCAATACTTGCAGTTGGTCCATTTCCCTGATATGTGTATGTACCCAATAAACCCCCACTTACTATTGGAGAATATATTGAAGTACTTCCAGTTATTTTATTAGCTCTTAGATTATTTCCAACATATACATCTCCCCAAATACTAGCCGATGCGTTTACAACAAATCCTTTATCAGGAGAAATTGATGCGGTGAATGAACCACTCTTTAATATAAATGTTTCAAATGATATATTTGCTAAACTAATATTTGTCAAACCACTACCATCTCCAATAAATGTTGAACCACTTGCTACTATAACATTTCCACCACTAACAAACACCGAACCACTCACAGTCAATGAACCAGAGAATATTCTAACAGATGTATTAACTTCTAATCCTTTGTTTGGTGATATTACACCCTGAACAGAACCAGATATGATTCTATCTAATTTAAGGTCTTGCAATGCGTTTGCAGGAATATTAAATAACCCACCACCATCACCTATATAAAGTGCTGCTGTTATTGGTACGTTTACATCTAATTTTTCTGGGTCTATAATTGCTCTACCAGAACCAGATTGGATTCTATCTAATTGTAAATCTTCAAGTGCTGATGCCGGTATATTAAATAATCCACCACCATCTCCATCGTAACGAGATGCTGATATTGACCCACTAATAATTACAGAACCAGTAAATACAGAACCATAATAAGAGCCAGAGTTTGAACCTACAGTAGAGAAATTTCCCTTTGTTGTTACAATAAATTGTATTCCACTTTGTACAGATGCAGTTGCTGAACCACTTGCTATTAAAGGTGCTGCTGATGCTTGTACATTTATTAGTTGAGAACCATCTCCAATAAATGTGAATGCTCTAACACTACCACTTACGTCAATTGAACCCGTAAATCTAGAACCAATGGCCGAACCAGTTGCTCCAGTTGTTACTACAAAGGAATCACCGCTTTGAACTGATGCTGTTGCAGAACCACTACCAATGAATGGTGCAGCTGCTGCTTGTACGTTACTAATAAATCTACCATCACCAACAAAGAATTGTGATTTTAAACTACCACTAATATCCACACTACCCGTTATACGAGTACCAATTTGAAAATCCAAACCAGAACCAGTTGCTCCAGTTGTTACTATAAAAGTATCACCACTTGCTACCGAAGCCGTTGCCGAACCACTTGCTATTAATGGAGATGCTGCAGCTACTACATTTGTTAATTGAGAACCATCTCCTAAAAATGTAAATGCTCTAATACTTCCACTTACATCAACGGAACCTGTAAATTGAGAACCAAAAATAGAACCACTAACTATATCAGTTGCTATTACTCTAAATCCAAAATCAGGACTTACCGATGCGGTTACACTACCACTTTTAATTTCAGTAGATATTAACGCATCTTCTGTCAATGCTGAACGAGGGATATTTCTTAAATAAGTACCAACGCCATATATGAATGAAGATGATTCTATAAATAAACCACCACTTGTATCATTTACAAATAAACTACCACTTATAGAAATTGAACCAGTAAATCTAGAACCAATTTGTGTAGTAAATGAACCAGATTCATCAATTGAAGATGAGAATGGACTTGTTACTCTAAACCCAAAATCAGGACTTACAGACGCCGTTACTGAGCCGGATTTAATTTCCGATGAAACTAATGCATCTTCGGTTAATGCTGCTCTAGGAATTTCTCTTAAATAAGTTCCTAATGAATATATGAAAGATGATGAATCTATTCTAATACTTCCACTAAAATCAGAACCGCTTACAAATGATGCTACTCTAAATCCAAAATTAGGAGATACAGATGCGGTTACACTACCACTAGCAATTCTAACGGTATCACCGGATATCGCAGATTGTGGTATATCAAATAATCCTTTACCACTACCACTAAACATTGAAGCGGTTACATTACCTTCTACTTTTGTTTCACCAATTAATTTTATTTCAGCTGGAACATATAATGCATCTACTACATTAATAGTACCTGCCATACTTCCATGAAACTGACAATTATAGTATAATGTATCAGGTGCACTTCCAGAAACCAAAAATGTTATAACACCAACATCATCACCATTATTAGTTACCCAAGTAGTGTATGTGTTACTAGGGCCTGGTCCACTTTGTGTTTTAATTAAGAATGGATGCCCAGAAGCATTTACGTTAAATGTATAATTTACATTTCTTACTAAAGTTAAAGTTGGATTTGAACCACTTACTAACCTATTGCTTATAATATACGAATTACTACCATCATTTGTTACGTTAAATACAGTATCTATATCACTATAAGCCAATTCTCTAGCTGAAGATGATACTATAAAACTTCCACTAATTGCAGAAAATGTGTTTACTCTAAAACCATAATCGGGTGATATAGATGCCGTTGCCGAACCACTTGCAATTCTATTAATTTTAAATGATAGAGCGGATTCAGGAATATCAGATAACCCAGCACCACTACCACTAAAGAATGAACCAGTCTCTACTCTAATATATCCTCCACTTACAAATAAACTTCCACTAAATTGAGAACCACTTTCTATTGAAATTACTCTAAATCCATCATCAGGTGAAACAGATGCAGTTACACTTCCACTTTTAATTTCAGTCGATATTAATGCATCTAAAGTTAAAGCAGAACGAGGAATATTATTTAATCCAGCACCAGAACCAGAGAAGAATGAGCCGGTTTCAACTCTAATGTATCCACCACTAACAAATAATGAACCTGTAAATTGAGAACCAATTTCTGATGATTCTACTTTAAATCCAGTATCAGGAGATACTGATGCAGTTACACTACCACTTGTGATTCTGAATAATTCTTGTGAAAGTGCTGAAAATGGAATATTTGTTAATCCAGCACCACTACCACTAAATACAGATGCCGATATTGAACCAGAAAAATTTGATGTAGCTGCAAATACTTCAAATCCTCTATTTGGAGAAACTGATGCAGTTACACTACCACTAAATATTTTTGATGTATCTAAATTAGAAAGTGCTGAAATTGGAATATCAAATAAATTTTTACCACTACCACTAAATGAACCAGAATTTAAAAATATTCCAGCTCCACTTACAAATAAACTTCCACTAAATTGTGTACCCTTTTCAGTAGATTCTATTTTAAATCCAAAGTTAGGTGATACTGATGCAGTTACACTACCAGATGCTATAAATGTTGATAATAATGCATCGGGCGTTAAAGCTGTTCTAGGTATATTAAATAAATTAGCCCCACTACCAGAAAATGCTGAACCTGAATTTAGTTCTATATTACCACTTACAAATAAACTTCCGCTAATTCCAACACGACCTAATAAAGTAGAACCCAATTCGGTAGATGTAACTACAAATCCAATATTAGGTGCAACCGATGCAGTTACTGAACCAGAAACAATTTTTGTTGCTACTTGCGGTGGTACGTTAATATTTGTTAATCTACTACCATCTCCTTGAAATGAACCACTAATATCAGACCCACTAATTTCATTAGCAAAAATAAGATTAGTAATTATATCACGTGCTCTAAAACTTGCACTTACATCTACACTACCAGTAAATTGAGAACCATATCTAGTAGACCCACTTAAATCAGTTTCAACTCTAAATCCATAATCAGGACTCACAGATGCTGTTATACTACCACTTGCTATTCTAGTTGAATCTCCAGTAAATGCAGAACGAGGAATATCATATAATCCAGCACCACTACCAGTAAACACCGATGCCGATACCCAATATTTAAATGTTGCGCCATCTTTAACAAGCAAACTACCCGTTATACTAGTATCACCTATAATATTAGTATATCCTATTACTTTTAATTCTGCTGGTCTTTTTACAAGACTATCAACTATATTAATAGTACCACGCATTGATGCCTGATATTCGGAGTTATAATATAATATATTTGGTGCATCATTCGGAACAGTGAATGTAATCGTACCTACTTCAGCTCCATTATTTGTTACACCAGTATTATATAAATCACCACCACCTGTTGAAATTGCTGTTTTTATCCAAAATGGTTGCCCAGCTGCATTAATATTAAATGTATATGTTATACCCCTTACCAAATTTATAGCTGGGTTAGGTCCACTAACCGCTCCAGTAAATGAATATGCAATATCGGCACCATTCGTTACATTAAAAACAGTATCCAATGATTCCGATGTATAATAAACAGCAGATGCCGATATTATCATACTTCCACTAAATGTAGAAAACGTATTTACTCTAAATCCAAAATCAGGACTAATAGATGCTGTTGCACTACCACTACTAATTTTTGTAAGGTCTAAATCTTTTAATGCTTTAATAGGAATATCAAATAATCGTTCTCCACTACCAGAATAAGATGACCCAGAATTTATTTCAATACCCCCACTTACAAATAAACTACCAGTAAAGGTTGAACCACTTTCTGCGGATATTACCTGAAATCCTAAATTAGGCGATACTGATGCAGTTACACTACCACTTGTAATTAAAGTACTTAATAATGCATCCGGTGTTAATGCTGAACGAGGTATATCTTTTAAACCAGCACCACTACCACTAAAAAACGAACCAGTTTCAACTCTTATGTTTCCACCACTTACAAATAAACTTCCAGTAAACTGAGAACCCAATTCACCTGCTTCTACTTTAAATCCATAATTAGGACTTACAGAAGCAGTTATAGAACCAGTTGCTATTAATGTTGCCGTTAATGCATCGGGTGTAAGAGCAGAACGAGGAATATCAAATAAACCTCTACCACTACCACTAAACATTGATGCTGATACAGGAAATTCAAATTGTGCAAATGTATTTACAATAAATCCAGTATTTGGTGCGATTGATGCAGTTACACTACCACTAGCAATTCTAGGTGCTACTGTTGAAGGTACATTTAATAAATTAGAACCATCTCCAAAATAAAAATCTGCAGTTACATTACCACTTACAAATAAGCTTCCAGTAAATTGAGAACCACTCGATATTGATTCTACTTTAAATCCAAATTGAGGAGAAACTGATGCAGTTACAGAACCAGTTGATAATCTAGTAGCTTGAGGTAAATTAAATAAATCTCTACCATCTCCAAAAAATGAACCAGTAAATGAACCAGTAAAAGAAGAACCAGTAATATTATTACCAATCAATTCACTTTGTATTCGTACAGAACCTGTGAATTGTTGTATATTTGAATCAGTATTACCAAATATGTTTGAACCAGACGAATAAATTATTGATGATGAAACTATATTTACAATAATTTGGTCTGCTATAATTGATTTACTCACATAAAGATTACCATCAATTATAGTATCCGTATTTATATTAAGTCCGTTAGATTTAAACGATGCAGTTGCAGAACCACTTGCTATAAATGGTGCTACTACAGATGGTACATTTCTTAATCCACTACCATCTCCCTGAAATGAGCCTGAAAACGAGCCAGAAAACTCTTCTAAAAATAATTTCTTTGCAAACCCTCTATTACCATCACTATCCGAAACTATTATAGCTGGATTTGTTAATAATGAGGCTGAGAATGGTGGTACTCCTAAATTAGGCTCCGCTTGAGATAAATCAAGAAATTGATACCTGTCAGATGTTACATTTTTAGGCGATACTACCCTTACCCTACCTGTTAAAAGATTACTTATTGCCATTAGTTCTTGCTAGCTTTGTTATAAATATGAAATTTCTACTATAAATATTAAATCTATAATATTATCGTTATTCATTCGCACTCTCTAGCAAAGAAAGGACTACAGTTAATTCAGTTGAGCCGGATACTATAAAACCATATGTTTCTTCCAATACCAACTTACCAGAAACTACCGGTGAAAGTGAATCTGCGGGTGGTATTGTTACGTTTGTTACTAATCTCACAGCTTCCTGCTCAATAAATACAGGAGATTCAATTGTAGCTTTAATACTATCTACTAAAGAATTAACAACATATAAAGATGCTGATAATCCTGCATTCGTTCCATTATTAAATCCCGTCAATACAGATTGAGTAACTCCACTTTGAAATAATAATGGTGAAAGAGTAGAACCAGTTACAGATTGGTTTTTTATAATTTGATTTGATAATACTTTTAAATAATCCAATGCAAAGATAGATGCTGAGTATTCAACTGAAGCTATTAAAGATGCCCCATTCTTATCAAAATAAGCTTTTGCAGCTTTACTCGTTCTAATAGTTGTATTATTAACGATATCATATTTTATTGCATCAACATCATCTAAAGTATTTTGTTCAAAGTATGATGATATAAAAGTAAATGGAGTTTCCGATAAACTATTTTGATTTTGTGTATATGCTGCTATTTCTTTTCTCAAAAATTGTCTATTTGAATTAAGTAATAAAGATGCGCTTGCAAAACTACCACTAAAATTTAATAAAGATACAGAAGAACTTATAAAAGAACTACCACTATATACATTACTAAATTCAGGTATTGGTATTTCTTTGTTAGATGTTACAAATATAGTAACAGGCTGTGTTACCAAACTATTATTTGTAATTTGACAAGATAATACAATTGATGATACACCAGCGGGTGTTGTATATATTTCATCCGGCTCTCCAGTCAATCCTGTTACTACTGACTGAAACCGATTTAAGGGTACAAAAACTTCTGCCATTTTTTTATTTTTTTATTTTTCTTTTTTTATATTTGTAGTGCTAATGAGAACGGAGTTACTAATGAGAATAGAGATTTACTAAATGTTCTACCCACAAGAGTACCAGTTGCCTGATTAATACTTAAACCAGTACCAATTCTAAAGTCACCATCCTGATTACCAGATGTAAAGTAGATTCTACCTCCACCCAATTCGGTAATTTCATATATTGGATTTGCAACACCACTACCACCCTGATTTGGAGGAAGTGCTTTAAATGTCACACCACTGCCATTATAAGAATAGTCAATACCCGTTGCCACAATTAGAGAACCAAATGCTTCCAATGGTGCACCTGCTGCTATAAACTCTGCTCTAGTTCTTAGATAACGATTTGTTTCCAATGTTTCTAATAATTGGTCTCTAGTCACAGCTATTGCACTTCCGTATTGTCCATCGTAGTAAGAAGATGCTGCTCTAATTCCTCTTTCGTTTCCACCATACAATAAATCAGTTACAGCCGCATCTACAATAAATCCAGTATCACGCGAACAACTTGCCTCATTATATACTAAATATGGAAATGCTCCATTTGTGTATCCAATTGCTCTTTGTTTCAATTCATCTTTACCAGCTTTTAATCTTTCAGCTGCCTGTCTTCTCTTAGTTGCTGGTGCTAAATAAGTTAGTAAAGTATTTGCTACTATTTTTTCAGATATTCCTCTTGCGAAGTTAATACCATCTATTGTTTGTTTCTTTTGTCCGTTATTATCACTATAACTATCCACAATTGCTACTGATGGGAATTTATAATAATAAGAACCTGCTTCAATACTTCTTTCGTTACCACCATAAACTAAATCCGTTCTGATTGCATCTATGATAAATCCTAAATCTCTACTACAACTTGCTTCATTATATTTTAAGTTACTCCAAGACGAACTTAAGAATGTTATAGTTTCTTTTTGTATTAATTGTTTGTTATCTGTCAATAATTTTGCAGTATCTATTAAAGATGCTGATGGTACTAAATACGTTGGATTTATTACTACGTTTTTAGATAACTTTCCAGCATATCTGATACCAGTAAGAGTTGGGTCTAATTGATTTAGAGTAGATGGTACACCTTTATTGATTGCGTTAGAAGGATATAAGTAATAATACTGTCCTGCTATCACACTTCTTTCTTGTCCACCATATAATACATCCGTTGCTGCTGCATCTACTAAGTATCCAACATCTCTCTTACAAGTTGTTTGATTATAATATACTCCACTCCAAGACGAAGATACATATGCAATAGTTTCTTCTGCTATAAATGATTTGTTCTTTCTTAATAAATCAAATGATGCCGATGCTTCTAATGATGCCGTTTGGAATACTATATTCTTAACAATCTTTTGTGCTATTCTACTTGCGTAGTTTATACCATCAATTGTTTGTCCTAATTGTCCAACACCATCACCATCTCCTTCAATAATTGCTTTAGATGGATATTTGTAATAGAACTCCCCGCTGAATACACCTCTTTCATTTCCACCATAAAGTAAATCAGTTGTTACACCGTCTAAGATATAACCAACATCTCTCTTACACTTATCTTTATCATACTCAAATGTACTCCAGCTAGCAGTTAAATAAGCTAGTGTTTCATTTTGTATAAACTCTCTATTCTTTCTCAATAAATTAACCGATGCTGATACCAATTGTGATGCTGTCACAAATGTTAATGATGCCGCAACATTCTTAGAAAGTTGTCCTGCGTAATTAACACCTGCTAATGTTGGTTGTAATTGTGAACCTTGCGCTTGCGATGGATATAAGTAATAGAATACCCCAGCGTTTGTACTTCTTTCGTTTCCACCATATAATAAATCCGTAGAAACTGCATCTACGATATGACCAACATCTCTTTTACAAGTTGATTCAATATAGGATGCCGTACTCCAAGAAGAAGATAGATACGCAATAGTTTCATTTTGTATAAACTCTCTATTCTTTCTTATCAATGCGTATGATGCTGATACAATTGCCGATGCCGTTACATAAGTTATGTTTTGAATTACTTTTTGTGCTAACTTACTTGCGTAGTTTATTCCATCAAGTGTTTGGTTCAATTGTGCTCCCTGCGCCTGTGATGGATATTGATAATAGAATATACCATTAAATAATGATGCTGAATTTGAGTTAAATACTAAATCTTCAGCTGCTCCACTTATAATCAATCCTACATCACGTCTACACTTACTTTCATCGTAAGATGCCGTACTCCAAGAAGAAGATAGGTAAGCAATAGTTTCATCCTGTATGAATGAAATGTTATTTTTTAGTATTCCGTATGCAATCCATCTATTATCATTACTTACAGCCGTTGTATAAGATGATGTTGGTAAACTTAATGATGCCGATACTATTGCTGAACTAGTTCCGTTAGCAACTATGTTTGTTACAATAGCAATTGATGCTGATAGTATTGTTGCTTCAGTAGAAGTTGCCGATGATGCTGAAATATATTGGTTAGTGTTTGTTACTTTAATATTTCCTAAAGTATTAAGTATAATAGAAGGTGCTGCTATTAATGTACTACTAATAGATGCAGTTGTAAATCTAGCTGCGTACTTAATTGCATCAGTTGTTTCAACCACTTGTGAACCAAATCCGTTAGCTTGTGATGGGAACTGATAATAGTAATCTGCATTCTTTCTACTTCTTTCATTTCCACCATAAAGTAAATCAGTTGCAACACCATCAATGATATACCCCAAATCTCTATAACATTTACTTTCACTATAATCTAAGTTAGGGTATTTAACATTTACATATGCAATACTTTCACTTTGTATGAATAGTTTGTTAGCTTTTATTAAATCATATGCGTATTGAACTTCCAAAGATGCCGTAAATACTTGCTTATTAACAACTACGTTCATAGCCGTTCCTTTTGCGTATCTTACACCAGTCAATGTTGGTTCTAATTGTGCGTTTGTAGCTTGTGATGGGAAATCATAATAGTATCTTCCAGCTACAACACTTCTTTCGTTACCACCATATAGTAAATCGGTTGCTACTGCATCTATAACGTATCCAATATCTCTCTTACAAGTAGTTTCGTTATAACCAAAGTTACTCCAAGAAGAAGATAGATATGCGATTGATTCACTTTGTATAAATGCCTTATTTTCTCTCAATGAATTCCAAGATGCTGATGTTGGTTGGTTGATTGATGCTGATATGTGTGTAAATACAGTATTCAACACAACCTTCTCAGCCAATCCACTTGCGTATTTGATTGCCGTAATTGTTTGGTCTAATTGTGAACCAGTTGCTTTAGATGGGAAATCAAAATAGAACTTACCATTAAACAAAGATGCTGAGTTACCACCATATAAAAGGTCAAATGCAGAACCACTAAGGATTCCAGTCAAATCTCTTTCACATTTACTTTGTGTATATTCAAATCCACTCCAAGATGAACTCATATAAGCAATAGTTTCATCAACTATAAATTTAGAGTTACTTACTAATAGATTATATGCTGAATTTATCTTTGCATTTGTATTTGCTATTGGGTATGATGTTGGTTTAAGTCCAATTGAGCTTGTACCATTACTTAATAACACATCAATTACCAAAGATAAAGATGATGATATTAATTTACCTTGCAATCTTCCCGCTGCACTTCCACTTATTATTTGTGGTGTGTTAGTTACCTTAATACTTGCTGATGTATTTGATGCAATTGTTGGAAGTAAAGATGTTCCATTTTCAATTACACTTAATATCAAATCAAATCCACTTGCAATCTTATTAGTATCAAAAGATGATGCTGATATTGCTTGTCTTATAGGATTTGCGTTTGTTACTTTTAAAGATGATGATGTATTTGTTACTAATGTAGGTAATACACTCAATCCGTTTTTAACAACGTTTACAACAGTACCATAAGAAGAACTTACGTTTGTAATTTGAGTTGATAAGTTATATGAACCCGTACCAATTGTTTGTTCTTTAGAACTTATATGTAATAAAGTTGGTGTAGATAATTCAAATCCATAATTGTAATTTCTTGCTAATGAATCCGGTACAAATGCAATACCATTTTCAATAATATCAGCTACATGCTTAAATGATGATGTAATAATATCTAATTCAGCTCCACTTGCCGATATTGATGATGAGTATTGAGTTGTGTTTGTTACTTTAATTAAACTATCACCATTTTGAACCAATACAGGTATAGTACTTATTGAATTTTTAGTAGTTCTAACAAATGTATGAGCTGCTTGTGGTAAATGTTTAATTGCCCCAGCTGATGCTGATACAAATGTGTGAATTGATTGAGGTAGATGTTTTATAGCGTTTGCTGATGCTGATACAAATGTATGTATTGAACCAGAAGCACTTCCAGCATCCCCTACATTGATTGTAAAGATGCCATTCTGTCTTTGTAATCCATTAATACTTGCTGTCACAAATGTATGTGAGTTTGTATATGATGATGCACCTATATTGATGTTAAACGTATTTGTAGTTACACCAGATATACTTAACCATCTTCCGCTTGGATAATCATATCCAGCTCTAGGGTAAGACTTTGAAACCACATTATCATCTAATACACAATTGTAAGTTAATGAGTTATCAGAAAGTTTAATATAATCTCCATTACTAAATCCGTGAGATGCTATTGTTATAGTAACATCACCAGTTTCAGCGTTATATGGAGCGTTAGTTACTGTGTGTTGAGTGAATCCAACTGATTTTATCTCAATTGATTTTCCAACATATGGGTCACTTCCAACTCTAGGATAACTATGAGTTGTTGTGTTACCATCTTGGTCACAAGTAAATGCAATTGAACCCGTTGCTAAAATAACACTTCTACCAACTCCCAATCCATGCTGTCCAACAGTTACAGACATATCGCCCGTAAGTGCGTTGTAATTAGCTGCGGAAGGTGTAAAGTATTTATTAGCTGCAGATGCCCCAACACTAACCGTCAATGTAGTTGGTGTAGTATTAGTTATCATCATAGAACGACCAGCGTATGGGTCTATTCCAAATCTAGGATATGATTTAACTGATTGATTGTTATCCATATCACAAGTAAATGCAATTGAGCCCGTTGTTATTAGGATTCCCTCACCAATACTTAAATTATGAGAACCTACCGTCATTACAAAATCTCCAGTAGCTGGATTGTAAGTTGCGTTAGTAGGTGTAAACTCTACATTAGGTCCTGATGCTCCAACATTAACAGTTATTGTATTAGTTGTTACTGATTGTATTTGTAATTTGTTAGAGTATGCATATTGTCCAATTGAAGGTAACTTATGTTCCGTTCTATTGCCATCCATATCACAAGTGAACACAAATGATTCAGGTCTAATGTAAATACTATTATACTTTGTCAATGTATGACTTGGAATAGTAATTACAAAATCTCCATTCGCCGGATTGTATGTTGCCGTAGTTGGTGTAAATGATTTTACCCCATCGGTTATAATTCCAGTTACTAAACCAAATGATGAACTAATTTGATTTACTTCAATTGTACTTGCTCCTAAAGATGATGTATATTGTGTAGTATTTGTTACCTTAATATTTCCATCAGTATTTGTAGTTAATGTTGGAGAATTTAATTTTATATTTTGAACTATTGCTTTAGCTAATGCTTTTGCATAATCAACACCAGCAACAGTTTCTCTAACTTGCGTACTCTTTGTTGCTAATGATGGATATAAATAATAATATTGTCCAGCTATAACACTTCTTTGATTTCCACCATAGAAAGTATCAGTTATAACTGCATCTAAAATATATCCAACATCACGTCTACACGTTTCTCTTAAATAAACTAAGTTAGGGAAGAATGTATCTATATATTGTACAGTTTCGTTTTGTATAAATCTTTTATTCTGTCTTAATAAATTAACTGATGCTGTTACGAATCCAGTTGGTGATATTAATACTTTATTTGCTATTATATTTTGTGCAGTACCAGCTACATAGTTTATTCCATCAAGTGTAGGTCCTTTTTGTGTTGCCGCAGTAGGTGAAACAGAACCTGTTAGAATTGCTGCTGATGGATATAGGTAATAATATTCTCCAGCTTTTGAACTTCTTTCATTACCACCATATACTAAGTCAGTTCTAACTGCATCTATAATGTATCCAATATCTCTCTTACAAGTTGTTTCGTTATAGTAGAATCCATCACCACCACTCCAAGAAGAAGATAGATAAGCAATTGATTCACTTTGTATAAACTTCTTATTATTAAGTAATAAATTAAATGCAGTTAATTCAGATGTTGTTGGTGATTGTAATAATAAATTTGCTACAATTTTTTCAGTAATACCTTTAGCGTATTTAATACCATCTAAAGTTTGATTTAATTGTCCACCAGTATCACCATCGTTACCCTCTGTTGCTAATGAAGGATATAAGTAATAATACTCACCAGCTTTAGCTACTCTTTCGTTACCACCATAAAGAATATCAGTTGCTACTGCATCTAATATATAACCAATATCTCTTTTACAAGTTGTTTGGTTATAAGGGAATGAACTCCAAGACGAAGATAGATACGCAATAGTTTCATTTTGAATTAATACTTTGTTATTGAATATTAACTCATATGCTGAAACATTAGAATTGGATGCTGATACAAATGTTAGATTCTTTAATACACTATCCGTTAAATCTTTTGCGTATTTGATTCCACTTAATGTTGCTCCTAATTGAGATGTTGTTGCCTGTGATGGATATTCATAATAGAATTTTCCAGCATTTATACTTCTCTCATTACCACCATAAACTATATCAGTTGTTACCGCATCTAAAATATGTCCTACATCTCTCTTACAAGTTGTTTCATTATAAGATGTTGTACTCCAACTTGCTGATACATAACTTATAACTTCGTTTTGTATAAATTCTCTATTGTTATAAATTAATTCTTTTGCTTGTAATTTATTTTGTGATACTTTATTAAATGTATTTCCTTTAAGAATTTTAAATGCAATATCTCTAGCATATTGAATACCAGTAACAGTCTCCTGTATTTGTGAACCAGTTGCTTCGGATGGGTATTTGTAATAAAATACTCCGGCATTTATTGTTCTCTCATTTCCACCATATAATAAATCCGTAGAAACTGCATCTATAATATGTACTATATCTCTCTTACAAGTTGATTCAACATATTGATGCGTGCTCCAAGATGAACTTATATAAGGTATTACTTCATCTTTAATAAACTCTTTGTTATTAACTAAAAGAGTATATGCATCTTTAACTTGCGCCGATTGAGTTACAAATAAAGTATTTAATACTAATTTTTGTGCTAAACGTGATGCGTAATTAATACCATCTAATGTTTGGTTTAATTGTGCACCTTGCGCCTGTGATGGATATTGATAATAAAATACACCATTGAATATAGATGCTGAATTTGCGTTGAATATTAAATCTTCTGCCGAACCACTCAATATAAATCTTAGGTCACGAGAACAACTTGCTTCATTATAAGATGCTGTTGACCAAGCTGAACTTAAATATGCAATACTTTCCGATACTATGAAATCTAAGTTATTTTTTAGAATAGTATAAGCTGCTACTACATTTGAAGATGATATTGATGATGTATATAAAGTTATAGTTGGTAAAGAACCAGTACCATTTGCTATTATATTTGTTACAATAGAAATAGATGCAGATATTGAGTTGGCTTCAGTTTGTGTTCCAGCATTTACTCCGAAATATTGAGTAGCATTAGTTACTTTAATATTATTTACATTTGAAACAATAGTAGGTAACGAACCAGTACCATTTTCTAATATGTTTATGATTCTATCAAAACTTCCAGATATACCTCTTACTAATGAAGATGATATAATTATAGAAGATGTATATTGATTTGTATTTGTTATCTTTACTAATGAATCAGTATTTTTTACTAATGTAGGTAAAGAACCAGTACCATTTTCAACAATATTCAAAACAATATCAAAACTATTATTTGAAGATGTAAGATATGTAGGTGATATTGATGAAGTTGTTATATAACTATTTGTAGTAGTTCTTTTAATTAAAGAATTTACATTTGTTACAATAGTAGGTAATGAACCAGTACCATTTTCAACAATATCTAAAACAATATCAAATCCAGTGGTTACTTTTACCTTTTCTTTATTAGCTGGAGTTGTTGTTGATATTATTTGTGTACCACCTAAAACATTTACACCCTTATTTGTATTCTTAACAATAGTTGTTGGTATTGAACCAGTTCCGTTTGATACAATATTAAGTATGTTACCAAATGAAGATGATATAATAGATTTATCAGTTGTCCCTACTGATATTGATGATGTAGTTTGATTAGCAGTAGTTGCTTTAATTCCAGCTGCAGTATTTAATACAACATTAGGTGCTGAATTACTTCCACTTTCAATTACGTTTGCCACAATATCAAAACCATCCTCTATTTCCTTCCCACCAATTGCTACTAATTTTGCTAAACCTTTTGTGAAGTTTAATGAATCAATTGTTTCTTCGGATTGAACTCCAGTAGCTTGAGATGGATATAGGTAATAGAATCTTCCAGCAGTTATACTTCTCTCATTACCACCATATACTAAATCCGTAATTACGGCATCTACAATAAATCCAGTATCTCTATAACACTTACTTTCAATATAATCTAAGTTAGGATATGTTTCATTTGCGTAATCAACGGTGTTTTGTTGTAAGAATGCTCTATTTTTTCTTACTAAAGCTGCTGCGTTTGTTATTGCTGCTGATGGTAAACTTAATATATTATTTTTAATTATATTTTGTACCAATCCACTACCATAATCAATACCAGTTATAGTACTATCTAATTGAGCAGTTGCCGATGGTACACCAGCTACTATTGCTTTAGATGGATATTCATAATAGTATTCTCCTGCAAATTTACTTCTTTCATTACCACCATATACTAAGTCAGTTCTAACCGCATCTAAAATATACTTAACATCCCTTCTACATTTAATATCATCGTAAGGTGCATCACTCCAAGAAGAACTAACATATTCAACTACTTCATTTGCAA